CCACTGCTTGTCTATCTTGTGAGAATTCTTTAATTTCTCTTGATAGGGCGTGAACAACGAATTGCTCTAGCTTCTGCTGATTTTCCATCTGTACCTTACGATCTGAACGTAATTCACGGATTTCTTCGGCTAACTTAGTGACCATAAAGTCGTTGAACTTAGCTGCATTTTCACGAAGCTTAAGCTTCGCTTGAACACGGTCTTCGTTCATCGCTTTTCTCTCGTCTACAAATTCACGAATTTCGTCTGAGAGATTTTCAGCCATCATCTTGTCAAGGGCTTCAACCATCACGCTACGATCATGTTCATAACGTTGTGCAAATTCCTCATGGAGTTCTGCACGTACTTTTTGGCGAGCTTCATTCAACTTAGTTTCCCAGGCTTCATTTAACTGCTGCCCGATATCTTCGTTGATGAGACCACTTTCAAGTAATGGCTTGATAGCATCTAACATTTTATTTGATTCCTTTTATAATTTAAGTTCATTGATGAGACGCTTTACTTCCTCACCAAGGAATCGTTGTACTTTTTTGTCACCCTGTACTTCCTTAGCAATCTCTAACATTTTATGTCCGTGCTTCATGTTCATGAGACTTTCATAAATTGCTTTGGGATATGCGTTCGGTGCGCTAGGTTGGGCGACGATATCGACAGTGATAATTTCAAAATCACTGACTTTACCATCCATGTCGTTTACATTACCTGATCCACGACTGGATACACCTAGCTTTACTCCTGACTCCAACATAGTTCTTACTAGTTGACCCATTGGAGTAGGAAGAATTTTTAGTTTGCCAAAACCGTTGGCCCCGTCCATCCACATGCTTGTAATCATGTGTGATACACGGTCTAAATTGATTTTAAGATCATCGGGATGGTCGACTTCACCGAGAACGGAGTAGCCTTCTGAGATTTGCTTGTTTAGAGTATCTACCGCAGTTTCAATTTCATTGACGGGGTAAACACGCTCATTTGCGTTTTTTACCCCGCCCTGAATGAAAATCCCCTTCATATAGAGGGTCTTAAAATCGGCGCCCTCTTCACGAATAGATTCGACCACCATGCCTGCGCGGTCGAACGTTAGATTTTCTCTGAGATACAAAGCCATTTCTCTCAGATTCCCTTAGCGAATTGGTCTACGTGCTGGTCTACGTGATTCAGCAACTGGGCTTCTTGTGTGCGCGCCATCGTCACCGTGCTTTGGCTTAGGAGCTGCTTCGCCCTTGTCCTTGAAGTTGTCCTTACCTGGAGCATTCTTGAAGTTGCCTGCACCCTTTACAGATGTTTCACCCTTTGAGTAGAAATTGCTTGGAGCCTTAGGAGCAGTAGGAACTGCTTCATCGTGACCGCTGAACTTTACTGGGTTGCTGTCCATGCCAGCCTGACCTGAGTTCTGTAGGCTCGGGCTTCTTGTCTGTACGCCATTGTCGCCATGAGTTACAGAAACTTTCTTAAGCTGAACAGCTTCCATCATTGCTTCTTCGTCTTCTTCGCCGTCGAAGTCCATTTCGTCGCCGTCCATGTCGCCTTCTTCGCCGCCGAAGTCCATGTCATCGCCTGCGTCTGCGCCGCCGCCCATGATGTCTTCAAATTCAGCCATCAACTGGTCTAGCTTGTCTTCGATGCGGATTACAGCATCTTCAACTTCATCGCCGCCTTCTAGGTCTTCGCCGTCTTCGTCGCTTCCGAATTCTACTTCTTCATCACCAAAGTCGATGTCTTCTTCTTCATCTTCGGTCATGCCTTCTTCTTCTGCGTTAATTTCGTCAAGTAGATCACCTACTTGTCCGCCCATGCCGCCGTCTTCACCTTCTTCAAGTGAATCGTCGTCCATGTCCATGTCATCTTCAGCCAAGATTGACTCAAAGATTTCGCGGGATTTTTCAACACAAATTTCGTGGAATAGCTCGTTAGCTCTTTCGTTGTCCTCATTGATTACGAGGTCAATTAACTTTTCAAATTTCTTAATGTCCATTAGATTTTCTCCTGAATAGAAATGGCTTTGTAGAATTACTTATGCCGTAGTCAGGAAAAGTACTCAATAAGTACTACTTTTTTGAGTTTTTTATATTACTATAGTAATTAAGCGGCAGCGCCGGCTTCTGCTTCTGGTTTAGCCCCGTATTGATTACGGACCTTGCCCAAATAAATCTGCTTCTCATAGTTACGCACATCAATCATTCTACGTAATTTTCTAATCTGAGCGAGAGTCAATTTAGTTTTGCGGGATGTTCTCCACACCGGCTTGCTGTTGTCATCATTGACATCTTGTAGACCATTAATTGGTGCATCGAACATTTCAAACAGTTGCATTGGTCACATCCTTTCTTTTATTTATCGCTGAATGATAAATAAAGTTGCGGGTCACGATGCTACCAACATCTACTCGCTCTAATGCTACGAAAGAGCACCAGCAATGACTATTTATTATCTATGTGTTAAAGTACACAAAACTACTGAACTCCATTACCTGTGTCAAACTTCAAAAAAGAACCCACTCAAATATACCGGGTCCGGGTTGTATTGGCGGCGCCATCTTAAGAAATACGGTGCAGACATAACAACTATTGTCATAAAGGAATGCGAGTCTAAAGAAGAACTTGGCAAATGGGGAATGTATTATAGTAGGCTATGGAATGTAGTCGAAAGTCCGCGCTGGGCAAATATGATTGAAGAATCCGGTACAGGTGGCAGAACCTTAATAGGAGACAAACATCCTATGAAAGATGTTAGAAATAAAGAAAAGATTAGTGGAGATAACCACTACACTAAGAAGCCCGGATATGATTCAGCTAATCATCACAACAAAGGACACACTAGGATGTGCGGGGAAAATAACTCTAGGTATATTCCTACAGTGCATACTTTTCAAAACACAAAAACTAATGAAGTAATTCGGCTGACTCAATACGAGTTTACAGTAACCTTTTCATTGGAACGAGGTAACGTAAGCAAACTCATTAATGGGAAATACAAAACTTTGGGCGGCTGGCGACTAAATTAACTCTGTGATTTGTAGTCTATCCAAAATCCAATGGCTACAATAATATTCATCCCAAGTGATGCTAATATTATATGCAAGTCTTGGTAGATATTCATATTCATGCTTAAGTGAACATGACCCACCACCCAAAACGGAATAGCTAAATTCTGAGAAATCCAAATTAAAAGAAACTTTATAAAGTCTTTCATTTAATTTAGATTTGCATACCGCCGCCTACAGGCCCTGCTGCTCCGCCTGGCACAGCTTCTCCGCCTGCACTATCAACTGGCCCTGCAACATCCGGACCTTCAGCAGGTGTTTCTTCAGATGATTCAATTTCATCCGCAGTGTCAATATCAGATTGGAAATCACCAGAGCTAATGCCGATATTACGTAAGTCTGAACCAGATGGGTCCATCGGCACTTCTTCTTTGTTTTCTTCTTCCCAAAGCATTTCGTTGCGCTTGATTTCTTCTTCGGTCAATCCTAAGAATCTTTCGAGTGCAAAACGTTTTGAGATATAAGGGAGGGTCTCCATAGCAGTGAAGGTACTTACTCTAGCATTGTCTAGTTCACTTTGACGGTATGCAGCAAAGTTTTGAGGAGGATTAAACATGATACTAAACATTTGAGTATCAATATTAAAACCTCTCCAGCGCAAGAACAACTTGAATTCTTCATCAAGTTTCATAGCCATGTAGTTCTGTAAACGTTCGCAGTACTGATTGAATCTGAATTCTTGAATCATTGCAGTACCGACACGACCGTCGCTTAATGGAGTGGTATTGTCATCTGGTCCAGTTGGAAGATATGATGACGGTACACGAAGACCACGAGCAAGACGATTGTTGAAATATTTCAAGTCATCGATTTCGCCTAAGTTCTGTCCTCCTGGAAGAACTTCAACACTTGAACCACGACCTTCTGCTGTAACTGGGAAGAAATAGTCTTCGTTCATTGATAGCGGGTTATATGTAGCATCAACTACGCTTGAGCCGCCATATAGTGAAGGGATTCTGCGCTGGTGAATTTCATTCTTAACACGCTCAACGAATGCCATAGCCATGTGACTTGGCATGTTACCAACGTCAATCTTGAACATTCTACGTTCAGGAGCACGTTGTACACGATAGATTAGAACAGCATCTTCTAGTAGTTCTTTCTGCTTGTAAACTTTAAAGATGTTTTCAAGAATTGACTGACCGAAAGGCCAGAATCTGTCAAGCCCTTCAGTTAGCGACAAATGAACAATATGCTTTGCATCTACCGCAGCTTCACTCTGTCCTAAAGTAAAGCGTGAGCCAGTAGTATTATATGGCATCGCAGGCACTGTATATGGAGTGTTGGTGCCGCCGCCACTGCCCCCTAATCCAGTTGCTGGATTAGCTGCAAAGTCAGTATTCGTTTTTTGTGCAACGCTCAAATTCTGTAGGTTGATATTGATGTCTTTAATGACATACTGTTCAGGCTTTTTGCCTTCACTTTCGTTAACAATTACCTTAATAACCTTAACCATGTCAATCCAGTAAAGCTTAAAGTTTTCTGGGTCACGGACGAATGCTTGATCTCCGTACTTAACTACGTTGCGGAAAATCTTAAACATACGAACATCAAACTCGTTTAGTTTACACCACTGCTGTAATTGCTTTGTCAACAGTTCTACTTCATGTGGAGTAGGATCATCTTTGAATTCAAAGCTGAATGGAGTCTTGTTATGTTCATTACGCTGTGTAGAGAATTCCGCAATGATGTCTAAACAAGCGTTGATTTCAGCATCAACGTCCATCATTTCATATTGGTTGTAACGTTCGATTCTGTTAGGATGTCCGGTATAGACTTCTGGAAGTCTTGACATGTAATTCTTGTAGCCAAAGTCAGTGTTACTATAACCACCTGACATTGATCCATCTTGACCGTTCCAAGCACCAGCATTGCTGTTCATGCCGGAGATAGGGCTTGACATCCCGCTCTTATTCAAAAACTTCTTTTTATATGACATTTGGTAATTCTCTCAGTGTAGTATTTAGTGTTATGCCATAGAATGTTTTAATATCTTGTGGTTGGTATCTTGACTATCTTCTAGTACACCAATCACATTATCAAACTTTTTAGCCAAATCTAATATCATTTCTGGACTTAGGAAAGTAGTTTCATCTCTAGCCGGACGATCTCCGTCTTTAGTTGCAGATTTACGTAATGCAGAAAAAGTCATGTTAGAGACTTCACTTGATGATTGAGCTAATTTAGTAAGTATTGAATTTGGTGTAGACGGAATTACCATTTCAGTTCCGTGCATTTCGATTGGGTACCCGGATTTAGGTCCGGTGAAAACGCCGCCCGATCTTGCTTTAGCAATTGTCCCCGCTTTGAACCCTTCCCATTTTTCTTGTTTTATAGCTGCCGCTCTAAGTTGCGAATCACTTAATTTACTAAGGGGGAAATTAACAGGGACGCCGGCGGCTTGAGCCATATCTTTAGCATAGTTTGCAGTATGTGGTGCAACCGGGCGCGCCTTGCCAGTTACCCATTGGCTTACCCCTTCAGCCATCGTTAAGGGTTGGTACATTGGCCTTCTCCACAGTCCCATTTTTAATTTGAGACCGTGTTCATAAGTTGGCATGATAGCAATACCGGTAGTACGTTGTTGCTTGTCACCGTCTGGTTTTATCCAGCGACCTACTGCACCGTAACTCTTAGCCAGACCACCATAAGAAACGTTTCCAGGATTGTTGGTTCGCCAAGACACCGTTCCGCCTTTTCTAATTTCATTTCCGATTTTTACTTCTGAACCTTGCTGTGTACCTGCATCGCCGGTGAAGAAATTTCCTACTGCTGCCGCAGCACCGGCAATAGCTGTACCAGCGGCCCCTACTATATTGGCGCCTGCACTGATTGCGGTATCTAATAGACCGGGTCCGGTTGATGACAGAATTGCTATACCTTTTGCAAAGTTAAAAAATGCAGTTGAGTTTTTCAGAGCATTTTCACCGAACTTCATTTCAGTGAAACGCTTAAAGCTTTCCATTGGTCCCTCACGCTGGAATAACTTATACAGGGCAGCGCCGGCTATAGTACTGACTGCATCTAGTAATCCTGGACCTCCTTTATAAGAGGACATTGCTTCTGAAAATAGTACGAATGATTTAGCATTAATTTCCGTTTTCTTTTTGTTAATATCCAAATGAGAAAAATATACAGCTTGCTCTAATGGCGGCTTAACATCGAAAAACTTTGCTGTAGCGTCGGCTAAAACAGATCCAATTGCACCGACATCACTGCCTAATCCTTCATATGATGCCATAGCTTCAGCAAAATATTTAAATGCAAGTGCATTATTCTTTGTTTGTTTTGCGTCAATTGATAACTCAGAGAATTCTACTAACTGTTCTAGAGGTGTTTGTGATCCAAACAATGATCCGAATGATTCGGATACCCCCTTAATTGCGTTACCGATTCCACTAAGTGCGCCTAAACCTGATATTGCAGCCATTGCTTTAGCAAATGATATTAGCGCCTCACTATTATCCTCAACTCGTTTAGGGTCAATGTCAAGAATTGACATAGTGAACAGCATATGTGAAATGTCTTCGAACGGATCTTTTCCGCCAGTAAGTAGTTTTGCTAAGCTTCCAATTGCAGAGGCTACTGTTCCTGCGCCCATTGCCAGTATACCAACGCCAAGCCCTGCCATACCTAAGCCTACACCAAGTAGATTCATGGGATCGACTTCTTTGAATGATTTGAGTCCATCAGCGAATGAAGGCAGAGCTTTACTAAAAATCCAAACTGCGCCGGCTATACCTGCACCGAACTCAGTAATAGCTACTGCTAATGCGCCTGCTCCCTTTATTACTCCGGGTGCTGCTGCCCCTGCATCAGATAGTGATTTTGCAATGCCTTTAATTGCACCGCCTATACCCTTCTTTGCAGGTTCAACTGTTGCGCCTTTATCTCCGGCTAGTTTCCACATCCTAGCGTCTCTAGCTGCGCCCCTTAATGGTTTACCGTTTTTATCTAGAAGCTGGTCTTCTTGGATGCGTACTGGCGCTGCACTTGGAGTAGCTGATGGTGCAGCGCCCGGAGTAGCTGCGGCGCCGGGAATAGCTGCTGCATCACCTTTCTTAAAGAATGAAAGCAGACCTGACAAACCTTTAGCTGCCACTACTGTTGCTAATCCAGCAGCCGCCAGTGCAGCAAGTCCACCAAACGCTTTAAGCATTCCCATATTACCTAAGAACGGATTCATCGATGCAGCAAGTTCATCTACTACTAACTTAGCCTTACGCTCTGCTTCAACTAAGTCATTGCGCATTTCCTGAGCAGGGTCTGTCGCAGCTACCCCTGTTCCTGCTTGGTTGGCCTTAACCGCTGCTGCGGCGCGACCCGCCTCAGTTCGCAAATCATATTTCATTTGCTGGTTTAGCTTAGCAATAGTTTCTTGGTCGTATCCGTATGCTTTTTGTAAATCTTCTGACATCCCGACCGTGCGTTGGTCAAGGTTGTCTAAGGTCTTTTGCATTCCAATTTTAATGTCTTGAGCTAATGAACCTTTTTGTAGCGTATTATTTTTTGCTGCGGCAATTGATTTATCTAAATCAACACCGTACATCTTGAATTTGGCACTTTGAGCAGAGGTGACGCCAGTCAAGAATTGCTGTTGGGCGGCAGCTTTCATTTCTGCGCTTAGTGCGGATTGTTGCAATTCATTATTAAACTGTTCGAACCCTGCTTTCTCACGGTCAATTCGGTCAAGGTCTGCTTGTGCTGCCCGTTTTTCACTGTCAGTTTTGGCTTCTCTTAGTCTCGTATTTGCAGCTTTGCGTTCTTCCTCCCACTTGTTCTGTTGGAGTGCAACTTCCATAGAAGCCATAAGAGTTTCACGTTCTTTGGCTACTGTTGCTGTATCTTTACCTGTTATCTCAGCTAATTCGTATAGGTTTCTAGTATAGTTTAATGCTGCTTTTTGTAAGCCACTCTGTGTTTTTAAATTGCCGGAGAATGCAGCACCGGATTTATTCATCATACTGATGTAGTCAGCTAGAGCTTGGTTTCTTTCTTGGTCTCCCATACCGAGACGCTTGAATTCTCTACGTGTACCTTCGCTAACAGCCGCAAGTTGACCAAACTTTTTGATACCCTCAGACTGAGAACCCCCTAATCCAGCAAAGCCCCCTTGTACAGACTTCATTGGATTTATGAGCTTCTCTAATTCGGCTGATGCTAATCCTGCGCCGGCTCCCATTTTTCGAATTTCTTCGACGGTAAACGTTCCGGCTGCGCCTAATCTAGAAATCTCATCAGTTGCACTGAATAATGCATCTGCTTGTTTAGATTGATAGTCTAGGACGATTGAGCCAACTTTTAATGCTCCTCCAAAGAGGGTTCCTAAAACTCCAAAACTCTTGCCTAATTCAAACGCTGAATCGCCCATCTTAGTGATGGCGTCGCCGTATTTCCCGAATCCTTCTTCAGCACTTAATAGTTTGTCTTTAAAACTTCTAAGAGCTTGTCCGGAAGAATGTGCTGCTGCTGCAAAGTGTTTTGCAGCGTCATTCATATTTTGACTTGACTTTTTCTGTATTTCGTCTAGTTTAGTTACAGAACCACCAAGTTTATTAATTGACTGCGTATTATTATTTTGAGAGGTAGTGCTTTTTGAAGTTGCATCCGCTGCATTTTTCATTGCAGGAGCTACCGATGTCATGGAACTTGCCAAACCAGACATAGCGGTAGCTTGCTGCGATAGCATTTCATTTAGCTGCCTTATCTGTTCGTTAAGTTCTTTTACTACATCTGGATCCATTGTAACGCTCTCGTTTTATTTAGTAAGTTTAGGCTCTAGCAACCTTAAGTCTCTTGTCGGTAGTACTATTAGTATTTTCTAAGATATCAAGCATTTTCGAAACCTTACCAGTTATCATACTATACAATTCTAAGTTCATTGCACCCTGTTCTGAAGGTGTAGTGGCAGCGGGTTTAGCTTTAGATGCATTAGCTGTTTTTGCAGTAGCTTTCATTTCTTCTTCGGTTGTTTTAGCTAATTTCATAAGAATTGAATTAGTGTTTAGCGGAGCTTTGATTTCACTCCCTGGCATTTTAACATCAGCTAACCCTGATTGTGTAGAGGCAAGCTGGTTTAGACTGTCAACGTTTATCCCTAACATTTGTATCTTAGCTGCCATTTCCGGATTAATTTTACCGGTTCCGCCAAGCAATGCACTTAAATCACTCGATTCAGAACGGGAAAGTTTACTGAGTTCCGGATGAGCAGACATAAAAACATCATACTCTTTTTTACCTACTACTCGTCCGTTAATTGTGTACTTTTCAGTTCCAGAGCTTTCACTACCTGTACTGATTTGATTACTCTCATCACTCTCAAGTGCGGGTGACGAAGATGCACTGCTTGCAGGTTGTGCAGCCGAGGGCTGCACAGCTGGTGCTTTAGCAGGTGCTGGAGTAGACTGTGCTGATCCGGCGCTCGGTGCTGCTGCCGAAGCTGCTGCCGGGGCTGCTGCGGGTGCGGATGTCGAAGATGCTGGGCTAGCGGGCGCTGCGGCTGCGGCTTCAGCGGCTTTATTTGTTTGGCGTGCTAAACCTACGCCTTGTGCGTATTTCAAAAATGCATTTGCATTTGCGGCTGCATTTGGTCCAAAGTCTTTATTAGCAAATTTACCAAAGGCTTCGATAGGACCATCTAAACCAAATAAGCTGCCAAATGCTGCGCCTGCTAAGGTACTTATAGTATCAATTAGTCCAGGACCGCCCTTGTATGAAGCCATTGCATTTGAAAATGCAACGAATGCTTTAGAGTTTATATCTGCCTTTTTAGGATTAATGTTTAAATGAGAAAAATATACAAATTTTTCTAAGGGAGGCTTGACTCCAAAGAACTTGGCCGTTGAGTCTGCCAAAGCAGTACTAATTGCGCCCAATCCACTGCCTAACCCTTCGTAAGAAGACAACGCTTCTGAAAACAGTTTGAATGCAGTGGCGTTGTTTTTAGTTTTCTTTGCATCAATGTCTAAGTGAGAAAAGTCAACAACGTCTTGATAAGGAGGGTCGCCGCCAAAGAATGCAGTAATGCCTTCAGTCATGCCCTGCACCATAGAGCCTATGCCGGACACTGCACCCAAAGCAGATACTTTAGCCATTGCTTTAGAAAATACTACCAATGTATCTGAATTTTCTATTACTTTGTCTTTGTCAAAATCCAAACTCTGCATTTTTAGAATTTGTGATGTAACTGTATCCAGTGGATCTTTTTCTTCTGTAAAGAAGTTAACTAGATTGCCGATTGAGCCTAATACTTTACTGCCACCCATTGCTAGCAGACCAGCACCAAGACCTGCCATACCTAACCCTACTGGCTTTAGATTTTCACCATCAACTTCATTGAATGTTGTTAGTCCTTCAGCAAGAGTCGGCAATGACTTGCCTAATATCCAAGTTGCTCCGGCAACACCTCCCCCAATTGCAACTATAGAAGCTGCTAATGCGGCACCGCCTTTGATTACGTTGCCGGATTGTTTACCTGCGGCTGAAAATCCATCAGTAATTCCACGCAAGAACACTTCAATCGAAGAACCACCGGCAACCTTTTGCAAGTCTTGCGCTGCTTTATCATTTCCGGTATCCGCTAATGCAGAACCACTATCTGCTACATCAGATGTTTTGCCCTTGCCGAACAATCCTCCGACTTTTTGAATGAGTGACTTTCCACCTGACCAAACTGCGGATCCGGCTGCTCCGGCGGCAATTACTGCTAGTACTGCGCCGGCTGCCAATGCTGCTCCAGCTAATAATTTTAACCCACCCATGTTGCCTAACAAAGGATTAAATTGAGCAGCCAAGTCATCGATTTTTAATCTTAGCGAACGTTCAGCTTCAGTGAGATCATTTCTGGCCTCTTGTGCCGGATCTAATGCAGCGGCACCTGTTCCTGCTTGATTGGCTCCTACATTAGCATTTGCTACTGCTGCTTGGTTGCGGTAATCGGTTTCCGACATTTGTGTCGTTCTTCCGATCATTTCTATATTGTTTCCGCCGACGGCTGCTGCTGCTTCGGGAGCTAGTGCCAGTGCGGGACCAAAGGTGTTGAGCGTGTCTTGGAATCCAGTTTTCAATGACTGTGCGAGTTCACCAGCTTGTAAAGTATTATCTTTAGATTTCTGGATCATGCCTTCCATATCGACACCCCAAATTGCAAACTGAGAACTTGTTCTGTTGATAGTTCCAGTTAGATACTGATTTTGGGCAGCTACGATTTGTTCTTGGTTTAGACCAGCTTGTTTTAGTTCATTATTAAATTGTTCGAAGCCAGCTTCTTCTTTAGCTATGCGCTCAATGTCGGCGCTAGCGGCGGCACGTTCTTCTTCGGTTGTTGCGTTTTGTAGTCTCTTTTGCGCATTGATTCTTTCGGATTCCCATTTGTTTTTTTGGAGCGCAACCTCCATAGTAGCCATTTGAGTTTCACGTTCTTTTTTAGCAGTTTCGACATCCTTGCCGGTCATTTCTGCTAACTCATATAGATTTCTCGTATATGCTAAAGCAGCTTTTTGCAATCCACCTTGTGTTGCTAAATTGCCTGATACTGCTGTACCAGACTTGTTCATCATCGTTACGAAATCAGCAAGTGCCTGATTTCTTTCTTGGTCTCCCATACCAAGACGTTTGAATTCTCTACGGACATCTTCACTGACCGCAGTCATTTCACCGAATTTTTTAATTCCCTCTGAGGTTGTTCCGCCTAGTGCAACAAAACCACCTTCCACTGATTGCATTGGCTTAGTTAGTTTTTCGAGTTCTAGTGAGGAGAGACCTGCACCTCTACCCATCTGCCTAACTTGCTCAACTGAAAATGTACCTGCGGCTCCCATTCGGGAAATTGCATCAGTAGCATTAAGCAGACCGTCGGCTTGTTGAGTTTGGTACTGTAATACTTCTGAGCCTACTTTAAATAGACCACCGATGATGAATCCAAAAATACCAAAGCTTTTACCAACACTAAATGCTGCATCGCCTAACCCACCAATAGTAGAATTGTACTTTGCAAAGCCTTCTTGGGCGCCCAATACTGATAGTACAAAACTACCTAATGCATTAGTGCTTGAACTATATGCGGCGGAAAAATTAGCAGATACGTTCTGCATAACCTCGCCGTACTTCTCGTTTGACCGTTGAAGTGCCGTGGTAGCAGTTGCATTTTGGTTAGAACTTTGCTCATTTTCTTTTTGAGCTTTAGTTAATTGATTGGTAGAGTTGCCTGCATTTTTTACAGCTAGATTAGAATCATTTATTGCTCTAGCCATTCCAGTCAAAGCGGCAGTTTGCTGAGACATCATCTCATTCAAATTTCGAAGTTGTTCTTCTAATTCTCTAGTTACTTCTGGATCCATTTACCTACCAATACTTAATAGTATTTAACGTTAGTAAAGTTGCTCTTTGAGCATCTTTTTATCAATATCAGTAGTACTATCAACCATCCAATATATCTGATCTAGTTGTGATATCAACTGACTGTATAGTTCAAAATTTCTGGTATCGTTCTGTCTACCCATTAGGATATCTTCTAGTTCTTGTTCATCTAGATTGTCCGAATCTAGTTGAGATAGTTTCATAAGAACAGAATCAGGATTCATTGGGACGATGATTTCTGAACCATGTAATTCTACTGGGTAACCTGAACCAGGTCCAGTGAATACTCCACCTTCTTTAGCTTGTAGTTGAACGTGGGGAGCATCTTTTTTCTTATAGGGGCGATGTAATCCGTATTTTAATAGATAAGGATCAAATGCTGACCTATCAGTACTCATATCTATAGCTTCACCCCGTAAGTGTCTGCTTCCTTTACCTGAACCTTCTACAGTATATTGCTTGCCTTTATAAGTAATCGTAGTGGTATCTTTTGGTCTGGCAGGAGTATAAATGCCTTTTTCTTTTAGAATTGTACCTCTTACCCAAATTTGAGCCTGATAAGAATCTGGTCTATAAGCACTGCCAATAGTTATTGGTTTACCAAAATCTTTAGCTGCTAGGAAGAACCTGCCTAGCATATTTTTATCTATAATATTGAAAAAAGCCGCAGGTCCTAAAGTTACATTTTTTGGTTTTAAACTTAGAATAGCAGAATCTACCAGGTCTCCTAAAAATCCGGTTGCTGCATTCACTGCATCCTTGCCTGCATCAACTACATTACTGGCTGCATCAGCTATATCATCAATTACAGGAGCAACGGGTGACTCTCCAATAAAGGCTTCTGTACCAACATCAGATGCATACTGTTCTAACAGTCCAGTATCAAATTCACCAGTTTTTTTATCTTTTACAAAGTCCTTATTAGCAAATTCTTCAAATTTATAAACTGGACCGCCTTTGTTAAAATAAGAGGTGCCACCGGTAAGTAAGCTACTGATAGAGTCTAAGAACCCAGGTCCTGGTCGGTAACTAGCCATTGCATTAACAAAGTTGGTAAATGCGGTTGCATCATTCTCTACTTTCTTTTCATCAATTGTTCGATTAGAAAATTCAACAAATTGTTCTAGTGGCGGTTTAGCATTAAAATATTTGAATAACGCTTCACCCAAAGAACTACTGATAGAGTCTAGTCCACTGCCCATACCCTTATAAGATGACATTGCTTCGGAGAATAGTTTAAATGATTCTGCATTGTTCTTAGTTCTTTTTACGTTCATACCTAAGTGCGAGAAGTAGACTGCTTGGCTTAGTGGAGGTTTTACACCAAAGAACGAAGAAACACCTTTAACTATATTACTAGCTGCATTAACGTCAGCCAGTTTTATGCTAGCAACTTTACCTAAGAACATAGCTGTAGAAAATTCTATTAATGCGTCGAGATTGTTTTCGAATTGATCCTTATTGATTTCTATTTCTTGTAACTTTAAGACCCGCTTATTGATATCGTCAATTGCATCTTCTCCGCCCTTTATTCCATTAAAGAAATCTAATGAGGCTAGTAAGCTTGATCCTGACCCAATAGCAAATGCAAGTCCTAATTTAGCGATTGCTTGACCCATAAGTTGTATCTTAGGTCCATCTAGATTTTCAAATCTAGACATACCTTTAGCGATATATGGTATTGTGACTTTACCTATTGTTACATTAGCTGCTGCGACGGCGGCGCCCACTGCAATTATTGCGGCTGCTAGTTTTACTGAACCCACTGTCATTGGGACTGCTACTGCTCCAAAACCTGCTAACCCTTCAGTAATGAAAAATAAGAATCTAGCAGCCAAACTTGATTTTGGCTCAGATGCTAATTGTATTCCTTTGGTTGCAGTATCTTCTGCATTGACTGCTTTAGTAGCGAATGAAGCGTCATCAGCTTTTTCGATTGGATTGGCTGCTGCCAATCCTATTTCAGTTCTTGATGCTCCTTTGACTCCGGAGCTGGGGCTAGTACCTATCTTCTTTACTAGACCTACGCCAGCAGAGCCTAATTTAAATGCTGCAATTGCTAAGAATATTGCAGTTGCGGCAGCGGCTGCAATACCTAATCCTTTAAGTAGACCAGTATTGCCTAACAGTGGGTTTAAGTCTGCAATAAATGAGTCTGCCGTTATACGCAAAGCACGTTCAGCTTCAGTGAGATCGTTCCTAGCTTCTTGTGCCGGATCTTCGGCTACTTTACCTACACCATATTGATTTTT